TGTCGAGGTCGAAGTTGAGTTTCTGGACCGCGGGCGCCGCGGCCTGCAGCCCCGCGAACACGTCCTCGAGCGAGTTCCGCCCCTTGGACACGCTCGCGAGCTTCGCCACCACCTCGACCGCCTGGTCGCCGGTCAGCTGGAACAGGTCCAGCGTCTGGTCGAGCCCCGAGGCGACCGCGCCCAACTCGGTCCCGGTGGCCTTGAACGCCAGCACGGACGCGCGGAGGCGCTGCGCTACTTCGTCCGCACCCTGCGCGCCCTGCTTCGCGATCTCGCCCGCCTGCCGCGACAGTTCCGCCTGCGAGATCCCGAACTCCTCCGACAGCGTGCGGAGTTGCTGTCGGAGGAGTTCGATCCCCTTGGCCCCGTCCGGCACGGAGGCGACGACGCGGCGGATACCCTTCTCGACGTCCTCGGCCATCCGCGCCGCCTGCGCGCCCACCGCAACCAGCGCCACGCCGATCGTCGCGACCGCGCCCGCGAGTGCGCCGGTCGTGCCTAACGTGCTCGCGGCCTTCGCCGCCGAGTCCCCGATGCGCGTGAAGGCAACCTCGCCCGTGCGCCCGAACGCGGCCATCTCCTGCGAGACGCCCGAGATGGCTTTGGCGACGGTGTTCGCCTTCGCGCCGACGCCGCCGATCGCCTTGTTGGCGCTGTTGCCGAAGCGGTCGAGCGCCGTGCCGGTGTCGTTGGCGGTGCGCTTGAGCGACCCGAGCTTACCTTCCGCCGTCGCCAGCCGCTGCTCGAACGCGGCCGTGCGGGCGTCCAGCTCGACGACTAACTGCTCAACCGTGTTCGCCACGCGGGGCCGGAATGGTGAGGAGTCCGCCCGACATGCCGTGCCACCGGGGCGCGTCCGCGGGGCAGGTGATCAGGTGCCAGGGGGCTGCTTCCTTGCACGCGGGGCAGCGTCCGCTGGTGTCGTGATCGAATCCCGTCACGCGGTCTCCCGCTTCTTCATGGCTTCGCGGGCCGCCTGCGCCGCCGTCACGCGCTGCGCGAACAGCTCGCCTAACGACCAGCGCCGCAGGAGGTCGAACGGTCGGACGCTCAGGTCGTCCGCGACCGTACCAAGGAACCCCGCGAGCGTCAGGCGAGACTCGCCGCCCTTCTCGCCCGGAAACGCGTTGGCGATGACCGCGTTGCGGCGGTGGTTCACTCGCACGTGTGCCTCGGCCAGATGCAGGATGTCCCCCGCCGTGAGCCGCTTCGTCCACTCGGGCGGCTCGGGCGCCTGCTCCTCGTCGAACGGGAGGCCCGGCCCCTTCTCGGTCAGCACCCACGCCCAGAGTCGGACGCAGAGCGATTCCGCGAGCGGGGCGAGCGCCTGCACGGCGTAGTCGGCCGTCGTCTCGACCTCGCGCGACGCCTGCTCGAGCACCACCGACAGCTGCCGGTCGAGCGAGTCCAGCCACCGCAGCGCGTGGTAGGATTTGGGGTGCACGGTGCGGGTCTCGCCGTCGTCGCACCGCACGCTCTCCGGCACGCACGCCAGCGCGTCCGCGAGCGCCTGGTCGAGCCGCGCCTGCTTCGCCCGCTGGAAGGCGCTGCCGTCCTCGTCGCGCCCCATGATCCGCACGTAGGACGCGTAACAATAGATCCACGCGCCCGCGCCCGGCTCGGTGTTCTCCTCGCCGCCGGGCCAGAAAGCCGCGAGCTCGTCCGCCGTCGCCAGCTTCCTGCGCTCCGCGACGGCGCGAAGGTTCTCGCACCGCCGACGGAGGTCCTTCTTACTCCACGATTGCCGCTCGGTAATGGTCCGCACACACCCTCGTTAGGTGTAGATGCGGATCGTCATCCCCGAGAACTTGAACGTGACCGGGATCGCGGCGGGGTTCTGGCGGTTGAAGTTCACGGAGCCGTTCGCCTGCGCCCGCGCGTCGTTCAGGTCCACCACCACCGTCTTCCCGTCGAACCGCGTACCCTGGAACCGCAGCACCTGGGTCGTCTGCGTCCCGAACGTGTTGCCGCCGACGTAGCCTTGGTACGGGTCGCTCGAGGTGCCCGTGCCCTGCTCGGATTCCGTCGCGCCAACCGCGAGCTGCCAGTTGAGGACGTTGAACCCGAGAAGTCCCGCGCTCGCGCTGATCTCGCCGCGCCCCGGCAGGTACTGGAGCGGGAGGTCGCGGATCGCGGAATAGATCGGCGTCTGGTCGAAGGCGGGCGAGAGCGTGATGCCCTCCTCCTGCAGGTGACCGATCACCGAGGCGGTCGCCTCGTACACGCTGGCACCCGTGGCGGTCGCCGCAATCGGTGCCTTCCAGAGTGTCACGAGGTTGGGCGAGGACGCGGAGGCGAGCGAGTCGAGCCAGACGCCTTCGGTCCCGCTGAAAATCGCGTAGTCGCCGCTCGACCAGTTCGTGACCGCGCCGACCGAGTAGGTCTGCTGGCCCGCCGTGATGGTCGTGGCGACCGTGCTGCTCCCGCCCGCCGTCAGAATGCGATAGGCGGTCAGGGAGTCGAGTTTGCGCCAGAGTTCCTGGCCGTCATTCGTCCGTGGCACCGGAGTCTCCTGTGGGTTATTAAATCGTTAGGTCGCGCGGCCCAGCGACCACGCGTCAAGGCAAGGGAGCGCGATCGTGAGGGCGCCGACCATGACGTCCTCCCCGACCGGCGTGATGTCCCGCTCTATCGTGCAATCCGGGGCGTTGAACACGACCCCGTTCCGTATGACTTCAGTGGCGAAGGCGGTGGAGTTGAACGCGACCACCACCGCCCGCACACACGCCCGCAAGGTTTGCAGCCCGTACTTCTCCGCGGTGTTCGTGTCCCCGCCGCGCAGGAGGTAGCGCACGCGCACCGGCACCTCGGGGTAGGGAATCCATCGCTCCGACTTCCCCGGATACCGGACGGGCGAGACCACGTCCACCAGCAGCGCCGCCGATGTGGTGATCTCCGCCCGCTCGATCGTGCCCTGCGCGACCCACGCGTGGGTGTTCTGGTCGTAGACCGTCACGGCCGGCACGGTGACGCCGCCGGGGATCGCGGTGCGGACCGCGTTCACGCCGTTGGTGCCGTCGCCTAACCACGCGACCACCTGATCCACCGCGTCGACGATCACGCTGACGGCACCACCAGCCAGTAATCGAAACCGGAGCTGTTCCCTCCGTCCGGTGACTTCGACCACTCGCCGCGGAACTTGTGCGCGGTGCCGGCGATCGTGACCGTACCGTCCCGCGCGGGCGCGGTGAACGTGCCGCGCTTGACCTGCAGCACGAGCGACCGCACCCGCACGCCGTACTCCTCCGTCTCCACCTCGCGCGTGCGGAGCACACCCGTCGATGTGGTCGAACCCACCACGACCGTGCTCCCGAACTCCGAAGTGCTCAGGAACACGTCGCGGTCTGCGTCGCCTAACGCCATTCGCTAGAAGGCGCTCAGGGACTGCTTGGAGATCACGAAGGACGTCGGGCGCCGCACCATGATTCCGACCATCTGGAACGAGGTGAGCTCGATCATCCCCTGCTTCTTGAGGCGGTACGGGTCGACGATCACTTCCATCGCGCCCCACTCACCGATATAGAGCTGGTCCCAGCAGCCGTAGTAGATCGCGTGCGCGACCGTGGTGCTGGTGCCCGCGGTGAGGGTTTTCTGCACCTGGTTCGACGAGTACGCCTTGATGCCGGCGACCGTGCCCTCCTCGCCGCCGATCCAGACCGGCTCGCCGTTCGTGCTGGCGAACTTCTGCGAGACCATCAGCGTCGCCTTGATGCCCGGCGTCGTGAGGAAGCCGGTCGTCGAGACGTTGGCGTTCGAGTTCTCGACCGCGAAGATGTGGCCGACCATGTTGGTGTAAGTCGGCGTGCCGCCGTTCGTGGCGAACGAGTAGACCTGCACCGAGGTGTTCGAGAACAAGCCCGTGGGCTGGTTGCTCGCGCCCGTGCCGGCGATCGCGGCGAGGTCGATCGCGAGCGCGTGGATCGTCGCGAGGTCCGAGCGAATCAGCTGCTCGACGTCGAAGTTCGTCTGCGCCTGACGGAGCAACTGCCGCGACACCGACGAGGACGACATGAGCGTCTTCGGCGTCAGCGTCTTGGTGGTCAGCGTGATGTTCGTGTCCGAGACGTCCGCGCCGCCGTTCTCCGCCATCCAGCTCGCGGTGCCGGCGCCGTTCTGCTCGGGGAAGGTCAGCGGCTCGCGCAGCCCGCCGAGGTACGTCGCGCCCAGCTGCAGCACGCGCGCCTTGTTACGGAGTAGCGAGATGAACTCGCCCGGCGCGTCGAACACGACTTCGGAACCGACCGTCGCCGCGTTGTAGAGACCCGCGCGGGTGTTGGTCGGGAAGTAGAACGCGTGACCGTTGCCGTCGACGCGCTTCGCGTTCGGGATGCCGTATCGCTGAATGTTGCTCGCGATCTGCTGCGAGACGTCGGCCTCGAAGCAGTCGCCGTTGTCCGCCGCGGCGAGCACGGCGCGGGAGAACGAGTATTCCTTCTTTTCCTTCTGCGTCATCTCGACGATCGGGCTGTTCACCGCCTGCTGGCTCGCGAGGCGGGCGCGCATGGCCTTCACCATGTCGGCGCGGATGTCGTCGGCCCGCTTCCCGGCCTTGGTGCCGGCGATCAGGACGCCCTCGAGCGCGTGCATCTCGGCCAGCTCCGCGACTTCCTTCATCTCGTCGCCGTTCCGCTTCGCGACTTCCACCGCCTCGCGGTTCGCGCGCTGGTCGGCGGTCTCGACCCACTCCGCCAGGCCGCTCAGCCCGTTCTTGTTTTCGTGCGTGACGGCCTGTCCGTTGGCCGCCGTGTTTTCGTCAGACACGGATCGCTCCTCGGCCTTTCGGGCCGTCTGGTGGATGTGAACGGCCGGCGCTGCCACCTCAGCACTCCGGCCGACGCCGACCGTGGGGTCGGCGGGAATTGCAACGTGCGACATCTCGACGGGCATCCAGTTGACCGCCCGCCATGTGGGAAGCCCCCCGCGAGTGGCGGAGGGCTTCTTGTCCCACTGCTTCACGACGTAGCCGGCAGACACTTTCTTGCGTATGCCGTCCTCCACGTCCATCTGGACCTCGCGCCCCCTCTGCGAGCGCGAATACTTGGGAACCCCACGGATCACGCGGTCGCTGTCGACCCGCGCGCCCTCGAGAATCCCGACCTGTTGCTTCGGGTCGTGGTCGAGCAGGATCGGGAGCCCGTCCAGCGCGCGGGACATGTCGACCGCGCCGCTCGTGTGGTCGAGCACTTCGATGAACCGCTCGCCCGTGAAGAAGTCCATCCGCTCCACGCCGTGCTCGGAGGAGATGGCGATCTCCATTTCGCCGGTGTCCCCGTTGGGCACCAGCGACAGCGCCGCCTCGCGGTAAAACCGCTCAGGCGCCGGCGCTTCGGGCGAGTCGGAGCCTTGCGGCGTTTTGGGTTTCTTGGTTGCCATCGGTGTTGTCGGTAGGTTGGGCTGGCACTGGCTCGCCTAACGTCACGCCATTCTCGGCCGCGAACGCGTTCTCCTCGGCCAGCCGCGTGATGTTGTCCTCGAAGTCCACGCCCATCTCGGCGCAGACCTGCGAGTTCGTTTTCCAGCCCTGCTGGACCGCGATCTGGTTGGCCTGGGCTTCCTCGAGCGGCTGCACGAAGGGCCACCCGCGCCCGTTCCACTGCGCCGCGCTGGTGTACTCCTCGACGTCGCGCGCCGGGATGCGGCCCATGAGCGCCGCGAAGCGCGCCCACTCGCGGAACACGGGGCGGCAGGTCCGCGTCGTCACGAGGTTCCACACCACGCGGTAGAAGTCGCGCTCGGAGAGCTTGCCCGCGCGGAGGCTCGAGAAGTTCACGTCCGAGAGGTCGCCCGTGAGGCTGGCTTTCGAGACGTTCAACCCCGCCGCTTGCGACAGGTCGAAGTTCTTGAGGAACGGCGCCATCTCAGCGTCCGGGTACTGCATGGGCAGCATGATCGGCATCTCGCCGGGCGCGAACCGCGGGATCAGCCCCGGCTCCACCTCGCGCGGGATCGACGACTCGCCCGCCTGTGGCTGGATGCCCGCCGCGGCCAGCTTGTCCGGGTCGTAGGTGACGCCGTAGGTGCTCGCCGCACCGATTCGCGCGGCCGTCAGCGCGGCCTCCTCGTACTTGGCCCGCATCTGCATCGTGAACATGACGGGCGCGAACCACGTCACGCCGCGCGTCTGTCCCGCCCGCGTCTGCAGGTAGATGTGCTCTATCTCCTCGGCCGGGATGCGGGAATACTTCGCGAGCCCGGTCTGCTGGGGTTCGGAGGGGTGCGAGTTCAAAAGCCAGTAGGCGACCGGGCGCCGATAGCGCGGCTCGACCTCCACCCCCATAACGATCAGGTTGCCCGACGTCAGGACAACCGGCGACGCGTTGCCTAACTGTTCATCCAGTAGGTCCGCGTCGAGAATCTGGACGCCGTACCCCCACGGGTTGTCGGCGCCGCGGACGTGGCGGATCAACACTTCCCCGTCCATCGCGACCGACCGCACGATCAGGTGTAGCATCTCCTTCCACGTCAGGCGGCCGTCCGCGCTCGCGGACTTGGGGTCGCAGCCCCACGCCTCCCACTCCTGCTCGACGCGCGTGGACTCGCGGGCGATCGTGCCGCGCGTGGTGCCTAACCGGACCTGGAGTTGGATGCCCTGCGCGCCAACGACGTTCTCGGCCAACAGCTGCACATAGCGCGCGGCGTAGGGGTTGTCGCGCACCATCGCGCGGGCGGCACCGCGGAGCTGGCGGAGGTCGCCCTTGAGCTCCTGGTCCGCGGAGAGGATCGAGGTGAACCAGTCCGCCGTGAGGCGCGAGAACTCGGCGCCCGCGTAGACGCGCTGCAGCGGCTTCGGCTTCTCGGTCTCCCAGAAGAACTTGACGACGCGGTTGAGGAGACCCATCAGCAGATCATCCCCGGCCGGCGGAATACGACTGCGTAGGGCGGGAGCGTCCCGTCGTGGCGTTCCAGCTGCGCCGCCAGCGCGTACTTATTGCGGAGCGCTTCGAGTTGTTCGAGCGGGATCTTCTGGATCGCGATGTCGCCGTTGCTGTAGCTCTCGTGCGAGGAGCCGACGCCCGTCACGCGGGCGACCAGTTCGGCCTCGATCAGCGCCAGCATCCGCTCGTTATGCGTCCGGTTGTCCGACGCAGCCGAGACGATCGGCGTCGCCAGAATCTCGATCGTGTTGTCCGCGGGCGTCGGGACGGGCTCGAGCTCGTAGA